GCGTCACTCTCGCCCTCAAAGAAATTCATCGGCGATTGAATGATCGCCATGTTGTTTATCACTTTAGAGTGATGCTTGCGATAGGCTTGTACGCGCGTGCGGATCGAGGCAGGCGCTTCGGCAGCCACATACAGCACGCTGCCTTGCTCTGTGCGCATGCCGAGCCACGGTTCGCCGAGTGCAATCGCGCACGCCAAGCCCACGCCTAGAAAGGTTTTGCCTGAGTTGCTATCACCGTACAGAAAGCTCGATGATCCTTTAGTGATAAGCCCCTGCACTAGCTCATCGGGCATGTAGTAATCATCGCCAATATCATCCACAAAGATAGCATCAGCCATGGCAAAGGCTGTCATGTCTTGTGGGGGCGGTTCAAGCAATGCCGCTAGATCACCGCCTGCTTGCACATAATCGTTTGCATCGCCTATGACCGGTGGCATTATCATCGTGCAGTGTGCCGCCTCGCAGGCTTTGAGTGCCTCGCGCTCGCCTGTACCTGATTCGTCGTTGTCGGCAACGATCACAATGTCGCGCTGATCGCCGGAAACGTGGCGCACATACTTAGCCGTTGCTGTCATATTCTGTGCCGAGAAAGAGACAATCACGCATTTGCCGGTGACCTCATGGATGGTGCTCGCAGTTGCCGCCCCCTCTGCGATATAGACCACATCGCCTGAGTGCAACAGATCGCCCCCTAAGTGCCACAAGCCGCCTGCCGTTTTGCCACCCTTAAGAAAGAGCTTACCGCCCTGGCCATCGATGTACTGCAGGCTAGTGATTTCGCCATCGATCATCACCGGTGCAATGAGCCTGCCATCGCTCGCAATCCTAAAGCCGTGATTTTTAATGCCTTTTTTAACCAAGTAGGGGTGATCGTCGCTTGCCATCGCAGCGCTTGACCAAATGGTTGCCGCACTCTCTGCCGCAATGGCTCTCGATTGTGCAAGCTCTCGATCTCTGATGCGTTTAAGCTCATTGACCTGATTCATGTGCTCGATGTTCTCGACTGTGGTGAGTGTGCGCCCAATGTCAGCACGCCAAGTCTGACTCATGTTGCTGCGCCAACAGCCAAAGCCTGCAGCAGGCACGACCCCGCCAAAAGCCACATACCAACCACTTGTATCGCGTGCTTTGCCGTTGGTGCTAAACCTGTGCAAGCTGCCATCCATGATGATGCTATCCGGTGGCGTTAAGCCTGCATCGGTGATCGCTTGATAAAGTTGTGTCTCAGGTGGTGCAAGCACTTCATTTTTAAGGGTGAAAACGCCCCCTAGTGCTTTTGTTAAATCTGCCATAGTGCCCTCGTTATGTGATCCTCAAAAAAAGACTATTGGCAGGGCTTGAGGGAAAGCCTTTTCGATCTGCAGAATCTAGCCAAAGTCCAAACATATTACCCTAAGCGACTTTCTTGTCTAGCAAAAAATCGCTCAAGGTCTTGACCACTTCGTATTTAATTGCCGTGTTGCTTTTGCGCACCGATCGCCACAAAATCGAGTATGGCAAGCCGGTTTGCCCTGCGACAGCGCGTAAGTTGTAAAGTTGTAATTTAGTCCTGATTTCCTCGATTGTTAACATTTTTGCACCTTGTGTAATAAAACTTGTTGACAGCGCGAATTGTATGCTAATATTCGTTCACTCGCAACCGGAATAGGCCGACAGCGATCAACCTTAGGAGCCACACATGGCTACGAAAAATAGTATTGATAATCCCTCGATTGATTACGCTTTTGAAAAAAATGGCGTTATTTATGTCCCCCACGTTAAAGATGGTGGGTTTGCATATCCAGGTCATCAAAAAGGTATGCCAACACTTAGCGAAAAACATTTGGTGAATACTGGCGCCAAAAAAATTATTTGGAAAAGGACTTAATCATGGCTATCAATCTACGCAGTACAAAAGGGCTACATGCCAACGGCGTTAAGCTTTTGGTGTACGGCAACGCCGGATCGGGAAAGACTAGCCTGATTCCTACTTTGCCCACACCAATCGTGTTATCAGCCGAGGGTGGTTTGCTCTCGATTGCCGATGCTGATGTGCCTTTTATCGAGGTCAACAGCTACGAAACACTGATGGAGGCGTACCGTTGGATCACCGAATCAGACGAATCAAAGCACTTTGAAAGCATCGCGCTTGACTCGATCAGTGAGATTGCAGAGGTGGTGTTGAATTACGAAAAGAAGATCGCCAAAGACCCTCGTGCTGCGTATGGAAATATGCAGGAACAGATGTCAGACCTCATTCGTGCGTTTCGTGACATTCCAAACAAGCATGTGTACTTTACTGCCAAGTGCGAGAAAGCAACCGATGAGGCAGGGCGATTGTTGTATGCGCCGAGCATGCCAGGGAACAAGACGGGGCAACAATTGCCGTATTTCTTCGACGAAGTGCTTGCGCTCAGAGTTGAGAAAGATGCTGATGGTATCCCACAGCGTGCTTTGATGTGTGACAGTGACGGGATTTGGTTAGCCAAGGATCGCAGCGGCAAGCTAGATGGTTGGGAAGCGCCCGACCTTGGTGCAATCATCGCAAAGATAGGGGCTTAATTATGGAGAAAAATCGTTTATTTCATTTGGTCGAAACTTGGTCACAAGCCAAGCAAGCTGAAAAAATGGCGATCGAGACCCGCCGCAAAGCAGAGGATGAGATTAGCAAAATCTGCGACATTAACCCCGCGCATGAAGGTACGGTGAATCTTGATATTGACCATTACAAAGTCAAGATCGAATCCAAGTTTACGCGCAAGATTGACTCTGACAAGCTGCAGGAGATTGCAGGCGAATCAGGGTTAACCGATCATTTATTTACGCTATTTCGTTGGAAACCTGAAATAGAAATGAAAACGTGGAAAGTTGCCGATCCGGCAATCACTAGCGTTTTGATTAAAGCAGTCACCACAAGTGCAGGCCGCCCTAGTTACTCAATCACAACCGAGGAATGACAACTATGTCACAATTTGAAACCATCAATCTGAACGATCTGCCTGAGCAGACCAATGACTTTGCACCGATCCCCGCCGGTGACTACACCGTGTCGATTAAAGATGCCGAGCTAAAGCCGACTAAAGACGGATCGGGTCAGTACATTAAGCTCAAGCTGCAAGTGCAAGGGCCTGCCCACGTTGGTCGCGTGATTTTCTCAAACCTGAACATTCGCAACCAAAGCCAAGCCGCCGAGACGATCGGCAGGCAGCAGCTTGGCGCGATCATGCGTGCCTTAGGGCTTGCGAGCGTAAGCGATACCGATCAGTTAATCGGTGCGACGATTGGAATTAAGGTAGCCATTAAAGAGGCACAGAATGGCTATGAGGCACAAAACGAAGTTAAGGCATACAAAGCCTTGACAGGTAGCGTGCCAAGCCCTGCGAGTGTTGCGCAAGCGCCCGCAACAGCGACAGGCAAAGCTGCGCCGACTTGGCTTAAAAGCCGCGCTGCGAGCTAAAAAATGAATGACTACTATTCCACCGCAGAAGAAGAAATAGCTATTGTTTGGAAAGCGTGGAGTGTAGTCATTTTTTTAATCACTTTAATTGTGAGCATTTCATGGATGATCTAAAGAAATACGTTGAGTTGTGCGAGGCACAACAGCGCTCTATTGAAAATTATGCGCGTGTCATAAACGCGCTGAAAGATGATTTTGACAAGCTGCAAGGCGCTGTGCTTGCAGAGCGTGAGGCTTGTGCCAAAGCTGCTAAAGATTGGGGTGTTATGAGTTTAGCCGTAGCAATCCGCGCAAGGGGCAACGCATGACTACCGCCAACAAAATCCTAGCCTTTTGCACGACTCCGCGCACAGCCTCAGAGATTGCCACGCATTGCAAAGTACAGCGCAGCTCGATCTATAGCGCTCTAGGGCGCATGCAGATGAAAGGCATTGTAATACGGGTGGGTGACGGCACTGCACGCGCCACCTACGTTTTAAATGAGCCTAGCTTAATCACTTTGGATGATTACGAAAACTTAGTTATTAAGCATGCGCATAACCCTTTCGGACTAAGACCATGAACAAATTAAGCCCAAAGCAAATTCTGCGTAATTTGGACAATGGGTATTTTATGACCCATAAAGAGCAAACCGAGGCAGCAGATTTCATCCGTGAATTGCAAGCGTGTAACGCTGCACTAGCGGAAAGCATGATTCGCTTTGCCGAGGAAATCGTGACATTGCGCCGTGAGTTAAGCGAGGTTAAAAAATGAACAAGATTGATTTAATTATTGATGCGCTTGAGGAATACGAAATAAATTTAGAAATACGTTTAAAGCTATTTGAAAAAGCCCTTGCCGCAGCCCGTGAGTTGCGAGCGATGAAGCCTGAGGGAATAAGTCCTATTAATGGGGCTTCCCTTTACGCACTTGACGAGGTGACGAAATGACAGACACAAAACAACCAAAGGCATTGCTCTTAGCAAATATTTTAGAACACCAAATACCAAGTATTGCGTGTCTTGAAGTGTCAGCCGCCGAACTTCGCCGCTTGCATGAGGTGAACGCTGAGTTGCTTGAGGCGTTGAAAGCTCTTATCGATATGGATGTTGCGTATCAGCGAGGCGAAAAGGTGGTGCAAGCAGTAGAGGTAGCAAAAGCAGCAATCGCTAAGGCAGAGGTGACGAAATGAGCCATGAAATTATGCAGCAAGCGTTGGAACAATTAAAGCGTACACGATGGGCTTCAAATTGCGAAACAGGTTACTCAAACGATCCTGTAATAGCAGCAATTGAAGCAGAGTTAGCCAAGCCTGAGCAAGAAAAGCAAGAGCCTGTTGCTCAAATTCGTGTCAAAAAAGGTCATTGGATAGAAACACCAAGAAGTATAAAAGTTAAAAGTTTGCCCGATGGTTTGCATGATCTTTACACAGCACCACCACGCAAAGAATGGGTCGGGCTGACGGATGATGAGCAATATCAAATTGTTATTAAATGTGGCGCAATGAGTGCTGATTGGCAAGATTTTGTTGTAGCTGTTCAAGCCAAACTCAAGGAGAGAAACACGTGAAAATCCCTGAACCAACAAACAGCACCATTTCTGAGATTTATAAGATTTACACTAAGCGCCGAGAAAAGCCGAGGCAGTACCTTGGTTGGTCACAGATCGGCAGATCGTGCGAGCGTGAGTTGTGGTTTGCCTTTCGCTTTGCTTTTAACAACACTTTCGATGGTCGCATGCTGCGCCTTTTTGATACCGGATTTCGTGAGGAGGCACGCATTATCTCTGAGTTGCGCGACATTGGCTGCACTGTCGAGTGCGTTGATCGTGCGACCGGCAAACAGATTGGCGTGGAATCTTTCGGGGGTCATTTGCGTGGGCACGTTGATGCAATCGTGACAGGATTTGTCGAAGCACCAAAGACACCGCACTTGATGGATGTGAAAACATGCAGCGTGAAAAACTTTGAAAAGGTGGTCAAGGATGGCATGCAAAAGACTTATCCGGTCTATTGGGCGCAGGCACATGGTTACATGGGCAAGCTAGGACTAACGCGTGGCGCATACATCTTTGTCTGTAAAGACGATGAACGTATCCATATCGAGCGTTTTGAGTACGATGCCGCCGTGTTTGAAAAGTACGAAAAGCGTGCCGAGTCGATCATCTTTTCTGACCGAATCCCGCCCCCATTGAGTACCGATCCCTCATGGTATGAGTGCAAGTGGTGCTCCGCGCACGACCTATGCCATGGCAGTAAGCTCACGCAAAACGTGAATTGTCGCACCTGTGCGCATAGCACCGCAGAGCGTGATGGCACATGGTCTTGTGCGCAATATGAGGCCACCATACCCGACCTCGATGCACAGTTAGCCGGATGCTCTGCACACATCCTGCACCCAGATTTAACGCCTTGGGATTTCAAGCCAAGCGAACATGGCGTGATATGGATGACACCGCATGGCGAGATTGAAAATGGTGTGAGTGCGCCTGGCGTGTTTGAGTCGCTAGAGATTGTCGCAAACCCGCAAGCGTGCGCACAGCCTGATAAGTTTGTGGCAGAGACACGCGAGATTTTTGGCGCGAAGGTGGTGGGGTAATGCTGCGCGACTATCAACAAAAATCCATTGATGACCTCTATGCATGGTTTGCCGAGAATGACTCCGGCAATCCTTGCGTAGTCTTGCCAACAGGATCAGGCAAAAGTCACGTTATTGCCGCACTTGTCAAAGATGCCGTGCAAAACTATCACGGCACGCGAGTGCTGATGCTAACTCACAGCAAGGAGTTGATTGCGCAGAACCTAGAAAAGCTGCGCACGCATTGGTCAAACGCGCCTGTCGGGGTCTATAGCGCAAGCCTTGGCAGGCGTTGTCTAAGCGAGCCGATTACCTTTGCCGGTATTCAATCGGTCAGAAATAAAGGCGCACAAATCGGACACATTGACCTGTGTATTATCGATGAGTGTCACTCAATATCCCCTACACAAACGGGGGGCTATCGGACACTTATATCAGCCTTGCTTGCCATTAACCCTGACATGCGCGTCATAGGTTATACAGCAAGTCCCTATCGTCTTGGACATGGCATGATCCACGAGGGCGACGATGTGATCTTTGATGATCTCATTGAGCCTGTGAGTATTGAGCAATTGGTGGCTGATGGCTATCTATCCACCCTGCGCAGCAAGCACACGAACCTTACATATTTAACGACAGGAGTTAAAAAATCAGGGGGCGAGTTTGTCGCAGGCGATCTAGAGCGTGCCTTAGACACAAGCGACAATAATCAGGCAGTGGTGGCAGAGACGATCGAGCGTGCACAGGATCGTAAGTCGTGGCTGATCTTTTGCAGTGGTGTTAAACATAGCGAACATATCGCGCAATTGTTAAATGAAAATAACATTTCTGCCGCCTGTGTAACCGGTGACACGCCGAGTGCCGAGCGAGATCGGATTATCCGTGACTTTCAATCGGGCAAGATTCGTGCGCTAACCAATGTCAACGTATTAACCACAGGCTTTGATTACCCGTCGATCGATTGCTTGGTGTTTCTGCGCCCTACGTTATCGCCAGGGCTGTACTATCAGATGGCAGGCAGGGGCTTGCGCATCGCCCCCAATAAGTCTGATTGCTTGGTCTTAGACTTTGCCGGTAACGTGTCTCGACATGGCCCAATCACCGCGATTGTGCCGCCGAGCAAGCGTGGCAAAGAGGAGGGCAAAGCGCCCACAAAGTCATGCCCACAGTGTGATGAGATTTTGGCGATACAGTTGCGCCAATGCCCTCAATGTGGATTTCAGTTTGCCGAGGAAAAAGAGAAAGAGCCTTTGGTCTTGCGTAACGATGACATTATGGGCATCGAGTCGCTAGAGATGGGTGTCAAGCTATGGTCATGGCGCACGCATACAAGCCGCACTAGTGGCAAAGAAATGCTCAAGGTCACTTATTATGGCGAGCTGTCCGATGCACCGATCACCGAGTATTTCCCCGTCTTGCACGATGGCTATGCAGGCAATAAGGCACGCGAAAAGGTGGCAGCCATTGCGATCAAGGCAGGCACAGATTGCAGCACCTTGACCGATCTAGAGGCATCTGTGGAGCAAATGCAGCAGAGCTTGCCGCCCACGGCGATTAAGTACCGCCGAGATGGTAAGTTTTTTAAGGTTGAGCAAAGAATTTGGGCTGATTAGGGTAAACACCTAGAAAATATATTCGCATTTGGTGTAATATTCTTTTCACGCACTAACCAAACTTAATTAACAGGCAGAAAAAAATGAACCAACAAACATTTCTTGATAAAACTATTGTTCATTTGGGCGAAGTTTGGACAGTGATTGGTGTTGGTACAAAAAACGAATCAAAAACATTTTGCCTTTTGGCAAATACTAAACGTGGCAAGCAGCAAAAAAATGGTTTTATGCCAGTTCAAATTAACGATTGGGTCGATACAGAAATATTAACAGCAGCTCAATAACAAAACAGGGGCGAAAGCCCCATTAAATACAGGTGCATAAATGAATAAGTTAATTAAACAGTTTGCAGCTAGACCATCAGAAGAAAGACGATTGAGGTTGCAAAACTATATAAACAAGTACCCAATTTGGGCTTATAGAGCATCACTAAATACGCAGGAATTTCTTAAAGTTAACGGATTTATTTAATAAAGGATTACAAAATGAAATATCAACGACACGGCACTTGGTACAAAGCCACAGGTGGTTACGCCAAAGGCAGCGAGCGTATCCCGCTAGTTGCGTACATTATTGGCGCGATCTTTTTCTCTGCACTTGTTTCACTTAGCTACGTTTAAGGGATCAACATGAATAAGCCCTACACCACAGCAGCCGCCACAGACATAGCACGCGCATGGCGCGAAAAGTACGCTTATGTGCCTGCAAGCGAGTTGCCTGAAATCATCGCTAAACATACGATGTTTAAGCGTTACGGCTATGACATTACAAAGGTCGATCATGAGCAAACGCAAAGCGTATAAACCGAGGTTGATACGCATCCCCATGACTAAGCCACTCTATGATGAGTTTGGCTTACAGATGCACTCTGCTTTTGCAGAGTTGTGCCGCGCACCGTGTGACGAGCATTTCTGTGCACTTGGCACAATTATGAACGTGGTCAATATTGCCATCGACAAAGACCCGAAATTTGAGCAAGACAGGCTTTATCTCAATTCAGGTATAAGCATGATGAGCCAAGTTGGTAATAAATGCGTAGCCGGTTTGCCTTTAAAAGACTTTGAGATCGAGTGCATAAAAATCGCATTAAATAGGATCGATGACATATTGCCGTACATCGATGTGACTAGGCTGCACATGGCAAACATGACACTCAAGGGGTTGAGATGATTAACTTTTTATATGCCTGCTTGCTTACACTTATCGGTGTAGGTCTTTTCGCTGGCCTGTTGCTTGGCTTGGCTTACCTAACTATTTTAATCACTAGGAATATTAAATGAAGTGCTTAACCGAGTTTGCGCGTTGGAAATTGAGCCTAAGCGTGCACACAGTTGTGCACCCATCCGAGGTATGGTCATCGTCTTGGGATGCGTGCGAGCAATACTATGCGCCGTATGTCGCAAGTCTTGAAAGCAGAATTGCCGCACTTGAGGCAGCAAACATTAAGCTCGCGCGTCACAACGATGAGCTTATCCTTGATCTTCACTTATATGAGTCACACAAATGAGTAACAAAAGCGATGGATCGACAGCTAGTTATTATCAACTACCAAGTGGTTGTATTGAGTTACAAGACCTAATCTCACACTGTGATATGAATGCTCAAATGGGTGAGATTTTTAGATCATGCTATCGTTATGGGAAAGCGTCTCATAGCGATAGACTTAGAGATGCCAAGAAGATTAAATTTTACATTGATGCTGAAATAAAGCGTCTTGAAAAATTATCTATTTAAGCATCTCAAATATCACAAAAGCGCGACATGCTAAATCATCCCCAAATCACAACGATGCCTCTCAATCTCACCATGTAAACGATGTTGAGTAATACAAACCATGTCGCGCCCTGCTCGATATCCGTGACCAGCCGCATAAGCATCTTTTGCTGCTAGTGTTCTAAAGGATTCACAAACAACGCCAGGGAATTCTTTTACACTTTGATGATGCACATGCCCTGTGTACCAATAACGATGTTTTGTTTGACCCCAAGCTACAGCTTGATCGTTTGCCATCACACCTAACAAAGATTCGTGTTTAATTTTATCGCCATGAGTCGATCCAATTAACACACTTCCATGTTGATAAAACCAAAATTGTGAAGGTGATAGATCAACCGTTACCCTTGGATTATCTGCAAAAAATGCATGCATGGTAAAAGCTAAAGCCCAAACTGCTTGCGGATCGTGGTTGCCGCTGACAAAACGCACAATTACCTTTGGATGCTTTTCTAGCGCCCTGATGATTGCGTGTCTATAAGTCTGTATGCCAATACCCAAAACTTTAACAAATCTTGTGTCAACGTCTAATTGGTGCTTGTGTCCTGGTGTTGCATTGGTTTGATCGTTTGCATGAAACACATCACCAAGAGGCAAAATGATGCAAGTTTCAGCGTTAGGTGCAGAGGCCATCAATCTATCAACAGCACCAAGTGTTAATTTTTTAGCAATATCAGTATCAAAATCGTCTCCGGATTCAGCAGCCCATGCATAAAGACCAATATGGGGATCACCCATTGGGATGACGTTAAGTAGATCAATGCTTGAATTGTGACTTGGCGCTTTTATTTTTTCCATTTTTGGTATTTCTGATGCCATTGCTTGATACATTTCTTTTACTAATTCTGCTCTGCGCTCCTCATCGGCACTCGATTTAACCCATTGCCCCGATGGTTTGCCCTCTGCATTGTAATAAGTCGATACGCCTTTGACTTGGTATCCATCCGGCACTGTGCGTGTCATGTCGTGATCGGGTGAAAAGCCACGCAATGCTGCTTTCTTTTGGACTTGCTCGATCGATGTTTGAAAGGTTTTTCTGTGCACGCCCTCTACCCGCGCAGCAGCCGAAAAGCTAGAGTATTGGTTTAGCAAATCAATGCGCCGCGCCTGTACTTCTGTTGCAAACTCTTTGAGCTTTTCATCAATAATCATAGTTTTTTGCGCCAATAAAGAGTACCTTTCGCACCGTACTGATACGTTGGCACATACATTGTGAAACCACAGCGAATCAGCGAGTTTGCCGATGCGGGATTGTGATAAGTGTCAGAAACTAGCCAAGTCATGCCAAATTTAAGCGCTTGGCGCATGCGTACCCTGATTAACTTGCGCTGTAAGCCCTTGCCTCGATGCTTGGGTAATACGCCTGCACGATGCAAGTAAATGGTATCTGACCACTTTTGCGAGTGTTTCATGGCGCAAAAGCCAATCGCATCGCCATCTTCAAACGCCACCCACCAATAGCCTACCGCTATATCGGCAGGATCGTCTGCAGGCAATATTTCAAGCTGCAGCCAATTTAAAAGCGCTGCGTTGACGGGCTTTGATGTATCAATACGTCTGATAATAATCATGCCCGACCCCGCTGGTGAAAGTATCAGTATTCGATATTAAGAGTATATGTAACGTTTATAGGACATTAAGGCGCTTTATGTACCATTTGTGATACAAAGATCACTGACCCTCTGACAGCTCAAAGTGCACAGCGTCGATAAATGGCTTTTGCCCTTGCTTGCGCCGTGTTGCTACATAATCATTGATCGCCGCCTGCATTGAGCCGTTCCAATCACGAATATTTGAGATGTGCCATGCACTGCCCCAACGCAAGCCCACATTAAGCTCGATCGCCGCTGTGCGCATTGCCTCTGCAATATCATCATAATAGGTCAAATCCCAAGAGCCTTGCCCGTCATGGATCGCCATGAGATCGACAGCGCGACCCTCGCAGTGAGTGCCGCCCACTGCGATCTGACTTGCGCCCTTGTTGTAATACTCCATTTGCTTTTCAGCACTGCGCAAACCCTCGATGACCGCAAAGTCAATGGTGCTTACCTCGATCGCTCGATGCACGACTTGCACAAGTCTATCGTCTACGCCACGAAGATTATTTAGTGACCGCTGCGAAAGTGAGAAAATCATCATTTAACCCCTAGTTTTTTAACCCATTCATAACAAGTCATCGCGTAATTGGCTGCCTCATCTGCTCGCTTGGATTCGGTAAGAAGTAATTGCGTAAGCGAATTTGAAAGTCTTGCGCAGGAGGGGGCAGCAGCAGGCTTGGGGGCGGTTGTGGCATCGGTGGGCACGCTGCAATCACTTGGGGTGGCGCGACTGTCGTACAGCCCTGCACGCTCATCAACAAGCCGCAAATTATCAGCGTATAACTCATCAATCTTTTGTCTATTTTTTGCACCTTGCACCTCGATCTCTGTGGCTAAACGGTTGTTTTCTCGCTCGACGATAAGCGCCTTTTGCATGGATTCTTGGATCGCTGTTTGCCCATCGATCTGCATTTGGCTAATAATAGCCTTGTATTTTGACTCTTTGAAGTCAGCCGTAAGCCACCAAGAGGCAAGCGAGCCGATCGAGAAACTAGCCCCGACCGCGATCAGAATAAGTTTCAGGTCGAACATAGTTATTCCTTTGCCAATGATCGTCAACAACTGCCGCACCGATGTAGGTAGCGACCACCATGCCAACGAATATGTAGAATGGCCCTGCAATTGTGCCGAGCTGACTTGAGTTGGTAAATAAAAGCAATGCGGGAAACAACAAACCCGCCCCCATCGCTAACCAAGCCATTTTGCGCCGGTTGCGCCAACGATCAGCCTCGATGATTGGCGTTAGCGTTTCCAAAACTCTGACCACAGCAGGGTGACAGCAGAGCCAACGCCGAGCACCCAAATGATTGGCTTGGCGATCTTACCGAGCATCTCTAGCACGACAAACGCACCCTCAGCAGCCTGAAACGCCGTTACGACTTTGCCTGTCTTTTTGTCTAAGCTATCGACTTTTTCCTCGACGCAAATCAGGCGATCGTAAATCTCTTTGTGCGTAACATCGTGATCCATAAGCCACCTTAGATACTAGGTTCAATGAAATTGGGGTCGTTCGCCCATTGTACCGGCGCAAGCGTTGCAATACCATCGACAGATTCGATTTTAGCGATAAGAGCCTTTTGTGCCTTGGCTTGTGCGCGTATCTCTTTGCGCCACGCTAACCAATCAGGTGACACGACAGAGCCATTCTCAAAGGCTTTTAGGATCATGTAATCGCTTGGTGCTAGTAAGCCACCCGCTGCCACGTTTACAGCCTCTATGGCTTGATCTAACAAGCCTGTGAGGCCTTTGGGTGTCGCTGTGTACTCAACGCTCACAGCGCCATCTTTGACCACCGGCGCAGCCTCAGATACCCAATAATATTTATCATCAGGTCGCGCCGTATATACAACATCAACAATGCCGAGCTTTGCCTTTTCTTCAGCGCTTGAAAGGTTTAAATAGTTTGCCGGATAGCGCAAGCCGTTAATCTCAAATGGCGTATCGCTTGGCAGAAATTTAATAAATTTATTGTCTTTGATGATTGCAAACATGGTTAGAACCTCAAGTTATTTTTAAAACATGCCCACTCAAAGGCAGTACCGGCGGGTACTAGGAGGGCAATTACGCCGTTAGAGATGATTGCAAACATTATTACCTCGCTAAACTATTTTTAAATGGCGATTCTGCAAATGCCATGTAGATGTAGGTCACACCGCTACTATTCGGATTTGCAGTAGTTCTTAATTTAATTCCGTTAGAAAGAAAATCAAAATACCGAGTGCTAAATGTTCCTTCTGCATCGCTTGTGTTTGGCGACAGATTTGCTTGCGAAACATTGTATGGGTCGCGGGCGGTATCAAACAAGTGCCAATCCGTGACAGCACTTGAACCTTTCATTAAAATCCAACGTGGTCTAAACCCAAGATAAATAAACGGCCCATCAGTCGAACCATTCCCCGTGTAGCTACCAAATGCGCTGAACCCGGCTATGGGTGTCCAGCAGTAGGCAACGTAAGTGCCGTTACCAGCAAATGCTGAACCTAAAGTAAATACAGAACTTGTTGGAGATGTATTGTTCCAAACAGTTGAGTTTGTTGCAGCGGCTGATGTGGTATTTAATTCTATGTATTGAGTGTTACCCAAAGAGGCATGGTAGCTCGTCCATCCGTATGGGTTTGCTCTTGGTTTGGTAATAATAAGGCTTGGCGCAACACCAAGACCATGCCCTACCGTACCCGTGCCGCTTGCTTGCGCTGTATACGTCACCACACTAAACCCAGCACTAGCATTCACGCTCACAGTCGATGTGATTGAACCGCTTGTGTTTGATGATGAGCTAGAGCCTGCCTTCCATGCGAAGCCTACAGAGTTACCGCTTGGTGCTGTGTACGTTGTCTCAGCCGCCGTAGTGTTTGATTGCAAGACAGCAGACAGCCCAGTCACACCATTAAGCAATTGATGATTATTTACGTTTGCTCTGTCTTTAATCCATTCAAGAAACTGCAAACCGGAAAACAAGGCTTCGGTCGTTGTCTTAATGTTTGCGCCTGTATCAAGCGCGATGTTCATGTTATCGCTACCCTTGACAATAGTGCTTGTCGGCAGGTTGAATGTATTTAAAAGCGTTCCTGTTGGCGTATTAGTAAACGGACGTTGACCGAAATTGTAATTACCAGCCGCAGCAGGAAACGCAGCAGGCGGTGTCCACGATTTACTTACCCCATCAATCTCAAAATAATACGTTCCGCTTGTTGGGATAATTGTTGGCGTGTCGGTTGTGCCTGAAGCCGTGAGGTTGCCGTTTGTTAAAGTCGAGCGTGATGGGTTTAACGGATTCAACACAGCAAAATTACTCGCCGTAGCACTCGTCAACGTAGGCACATCCGTCATTGAATCATACGTCACACCAGCCGTGATGGAGATGTTGTTCGTAGTCCAGTAATTGCCATTGCCTGAGAAGTCTTTACCCAAGCCTACGTTGCTGCTTGTGGTCAGCGCAGAGTTGTCTGTAAAGTTTAAATAGAAACCGTTTGTGCCGTAAGTGCTTGTGTACCGTGCGGGTTGCCATACGCCCGTGAGAGCGTTGGTTGAGCCAAATGATGATGGGGTTAAGGCTTGACCGTCGATGAAATGTGCTTCAGCGTATTGACCATCTGAATAGCGACCATTGTTTACGTCAGCGCCGAATTGACAAACATGAGCAGCGTTAAAGTCACCGCTAACTGAATTTAATGCGGGGTATGTTGCAGAAGAAAAAGTACCTTGCACACCGTTGACATAATACTTAATACGGTTTGCTGCCGTTGCTTGCGTTGTGTCGTATGCAAAAACGAAGTGATACCACGCCGATGGGTCACGCCATGTTTGAGATGAAATTACATCGTACGCACTGGTAGCACCTCCATACCAACGTAATACCCCGTTGACAATTTGCATTGATCCAGCGGAAGCCCCAGGTCTTGCCGTTAATAAAATATCGTAAGCAGCACCTACATCACCAAGTTTGCGCCAAACGCTGTATGTCCACTTTGTGCCATCTGTTGGCGTAGTCATTGTCCGGTTTAGATACGCAGACGCAGACCGCCTAAACCGCAGCGAGCGTGTGAGGTTGTAGCCCTCGTCACCGGCACTAGCTAATAAAAGATTGCCTGCGCCTAAGCTCATTATTTAACATCCGCAAGTAAGCGAGCCGTGATGCTAGTCGCTGAGTTGACATAGTAGGCAAGCACATCGACCGCGCTGTTTGTCGCTGTCATCGTTGGCACTGTGCCGCTAGGGAAATCCCAATAAGACGCAAACGCTAACGTCTTAGGTGAGCTTGCATGCTGCGTGAATACGATCACGCCTGACTGACCCTGCACCAAATTGGTAGGGTTCGCCAAAGTAGTGTTTTCTGTAAAGGTGTGCGTAAAGTTGTTTGAGGCAGAGGCATCGACTGCGATCGAGGCAGCCGAGCTTGTTAATGCGCTTGCCTCGCCGATACTGCGCTTTTTAACCGTCACTGTGCCGTTTGTCGCAATGCTCATGCGCTCTGTGCCGCTTGTGTAAAACAAGACAGGCAAGTATGAGCCTGTGCCGGTCTTGTCAGCCGAGACGCGCAACGCTGCCGCTGTTACATCAAAGATTGCCTTGGCAGAGTTGGCAGCATCGCTATTATTAAACGCATTAAACCCTGCATCGGTCGCTGTGCCGTTGGGCAATGCACTGAGCACAGTGGCAGCGTTTGAGGTCAAGTTTTGAGTGTATCCCGCTGCGTTTTCAGAGCTCGCAGGATAGATACGCGCAATGGTACTCCATGCGTTATTAGCCGCATTGCGCCGTTTTAAGAAACCCGTCGAAGTATCTGCCCATGTCATGTAAGCGCTTGCGTAGGCAGCCGGATCGGTTGAGCCTGCGAAGTCAGTTGCTATTGTCAAGTTTGCGCTATTGATCGCATTGACAAGCGTCAGCCCTGGCAATGGTGGCGTAGTCGTGACTTGAATTGCCGCTTGCGTCATATCAGTACCCCTGAGAAATCCAATTGATGGCGCGAGATACAGCCGTTGCGCCGTTGTATATCGTAATGTCAAAAGATGAAAAGGTCGAATTTGTAAGCTCTATCCAATCACCATCTACAGCATCTAAAATCGTAATCTGCACGTTTGGCACTGCGTGAAAGTCTTTAGCATAAGATACCGTCGAACCGAGCACAGAAACCGTCACGCCCTCACCCTTTTGGATCATGTCCGGCACATCCACTGACCAAGTAAATTCATCTACAAAAGGCACAATCAAAGGGTCACTTGTCTCTAGCACTAATCGAACATCAAAATATCGCGCATTAACTAAGCCTCGCGTGTAATTTACCCAATTGCCATATATAGCATCATCACCGGCAAAGCGTATCTGTGGTGTAACAGAATAATATTGCCGGTTTGAATCGTTGAGCATATCCGGCCATGCTAAAACATCCTCAATAGCTAAAATGTTTTCATGGAAGTTAAACGCATAATGATTCAGTTCAAAGTCTATTTTAACCGTTGTCGGGTAGCCAATATCAATAATATTAGCCGAATTCGTCTCATAAGTGCCATAGGTGGCTGTTGTGCCTGCCCAAAGGATGTCATCAGGGGCAAAGATGTCATCTAATGCCAAAATGTCACCCGTTGATCCTAGCGTGAGCTGATCGCCCACAATTGCAGCGTCATCGGTCACATAGCCCGACCATGTCGGGTGCTCATTGGTAGTGTCTAAGACGTTGCGCACAATGGTAGCACCCGTCACCGTCACCGTGTCAGCCACACCGTAAACTAGCAAGCCCCAAGGAGTCGCAAAGCGTGCTGCGACAAAATATGTGCCATTCCCGAAAGAGTAAATTTCAGATGAGTTTGTGACCGCAATGGTGCGCGAGTTGACCCAAGAGCTACCGATCCTGACCTCATACTGAATTGGTCGAATATCTACCAAATCAGTCCAATCGAGCACCGTGAGATTGTCGCGGTAGACTTGCGTTAAGCCCGTAAGCGTGGGCATTGGCAGGGTTAACCCAATCACATCGTAAGTTTCGGTTCTAGGCGTGCCTGCGTTGGTTACGCTCTTTGGCAACACCGTAAACTCGATTACGTCATAGGTGCGTGCCGTAAATGAGTATTTGCGCTCAATGGTGTCTAGGGCAGGCTGCGCCACGCCATTGATCGAGTAATTGATCGTGTTAGTGTTGCCGGTGATCGACGATGCCCAATACGCTGTTACCTCAATCAAATCCTCAGCTACCACCAAAATGCGCTCTGCAAAAGATATATCAAAGATAATCCCTGCAAGCAGATACCCATCTCTTGGTGGCGTGTAGGCATAGGCGTTATTTTCGCAAGCGTAATAATCTGCGCTGTCATCGATTCCTATAAATTTGACCGTGTCCATACCGTTTGGCTGAACGTCAACGATCTTAATGCGCCGCCCTGGCGTTTCTAACGGGTCAAATTGCCATGCCCAATCAAATGCCACCATGTCGGGATTCTCATCCGGCACAGGGAAACCCTCAGGCAGTGGTGTAACAATGTTGAGCGTATTAAAATTGCCCGATCCTGATGTGGATACTTGAATCAATTGAATGGTGTTATCAGGAGCACGCAAATAAAGCCACCCAGCGCCATCTGAGGGCACGCTTGCATCAAGCTGTAGTGTCGTTCTATTGCCACCAATCAAACGCCCTGAATAGCCCCATACGGTTAAATCGTGGCTAAATTGCACCACATCACCGCGCGTGGCAAGCATGCCCTCAATATCCATTTCCCAAGACACGCGCCGACGATGAAAGGCTTGGCTTGCTGCGATTAGGTTTGCCTCTCGCCCCGCCATATCCACATCGGTGCATCCGTCGAGATCGAGCGTAACCGTTGTGTTTGTTTTGGATACGTTTGGCACATCAACGCGCACAGTGTCCAATTCCCAATTACGCGCCGGATTGATAAAGTTAACGATGATTTCATCTGCCGTTGCCTCATTCATGTAGCCGACTTCAAACGTGCCTGACTTGATGTTATATGGCCCGATCATCGCCACGGCAGGCAAGTTGGCAGCATCCCAAATGATTCCGAGCTTGCCTGTCTGCCAAGTGTAAGAGCCACGCCCTGCGCGTGCGATTGTTACTAAAACGCTGTGCACTGTGCTTTTTTGAGTCAGCACATAGTTAAAGGTGAGTTTTTTTGCATCGCAAAATAACGCCCACGCTTTGATCGAGTCTACATCGAGCTGCGAGTCAACCAAGCCGCCGCCATAAATTCGATCACCGTTTGCCTTGCGTGCGCCTCGCGCGTACCAAAGAAACCACCAAGCAGGGTTACTTGTTTGCGCCATCACCCATGCTGTGCCATTCCAAACAGGGCAGCTTGCCGAGGCGATAGCGTTCAAATCCTCGATGTTGCCCTGTAACTGCGCCGAGGCTTTGATGCGCACCGCAAGGCGTGCTTGCTGCACATACTCTGCCTCATCGGGTTGAAAGCAAAGAATCTGACTTACCGCCGATTCGTTTGTCTCGCGCGTGTTCTTAATGTCAGCCGTATTTTTGCGTATGCGTAGCTCATACTGCCCTTTGGTAACGTTAAACGATACAGTCCTGCGCGTTGGTGCTTGGTTAGCACCACTGATGACAATATCAGACGTTGAGATCGTTGAGCCTGCTTTGAGTGGATCAGGCGCAAACCCTTGCCAAGGTTTGCCGAGCGTGTGTGGGTGAGGTGTCCAAACCCATTTGCCGTACAAGTTTTGACTGACCGAGGCATCGACAACAAAGTTGTTGTTAATGTCAAAAGAAGTCGAAACCGGATAGCTAAAAGTACCGTATGTAACGACTTCGTTTTCTGTGTGATCCGCTTTGGTGGTCGAGCCATAATTGACTTGACCGCGCACTTCTGTATCGGTAGCCGAGTTTAGGCGCTGCAACGACCAATAAAAAGAGGCGTAATCGCCCGTATCCTTTTCATCACCCACTTTTACCCAATCGACTGCGCCGACCGCGCGATACTCGATGCTGAACGACACCGAGCGTGTAGCCAAGCCGCCATCGTCTTGAAAGTAATAGAGCTGCGCTGCAAGCTCAATGTCGATATGTGTTGTGTTGATTGGAGTCGTGCGCTGTGTCCATGAATCAGCGTTTTGTACGTTAAAGCCTTGGATCGTATCCACGTTTAGTGGAAACATGGTCAGCTCGCCATCTGCCTGTGACCGCTGAATGTCGATACCTTTGTAATTTGCCAAAGGCGTATCGCCAATCGATAAGTCATCAATATCAATGCCCTCGCCCTGCAGCCCTAAGTGAAAGGCTTGATTCAAGTATTGATCTGCACCGATGTATTGCGTGTAAGAGTTTGCAGCTAGATCAGGCACGATCTTGTGCCGACCAAAAACAATGCCCATCGCCTCCCAAAGGCGTGCGCGATTCTTACCCCCCGCAATGGCATAGGTCGGGTTAATGTCAAAAGCACGCATGCTGCCCACGCCGCCAATGCTGCCGTACTTTGCCGCGCTCATGCTTGGTGGGCTAATGCCGATTGATGGCAATTGCGTGCCGGTAAAGCCTGATTGCTCGCCCACGCGAGGCAGTGGGATCAAAGCGTTAATCAGCAAGCTGCCGCCAATCATAATGGCAGCCATTGCAAGGCTAGTTGCCACAGCAGCAGTGACACCGGTGGCAGCCACAATCGCAGGCGCTAAATATGGCGCGACCACAATTGCAGTGACAATCAGGGCAATTGTTGCCACTGTTTTAATAATTTTGCTGCCACCGCCACCACCATGCACTCGCGCACGAATGATGATTTGATCGCCTGCGCGAGGGATTAGGTATGGCCACAGCTTATCAGGCACACGATAGCCGTTATGCCAAACTGCTACTTCATGGTTAGGTATGGCGATATTGGTGCGCCGCATAAAAGCGCGTAGGGTTTCGCGCTCTTTAAATGGTTCAAACGCCATTTGCCGACCTGCACCGATCAGGGGGTGCGGATTTGATACAAGGCTTGGTCGGTTCATTTCCATGCGTAAAAACCCTCTAATTGATACAAGACGCGAGTCATGTTGCGCAATTGTTGACGCACTACAAAGCGCGAACCCTCATCATTATGCAATACCCACCAATCGCCCTCAATCCAACACATAACCCCGATGTGGCACAGCCTGCCGCGACCGTAAAATAGGGCAGGGCAGCCATCTACGGGCTTTTCTATTTTAGCCGCTAAGTCATCCCTATGCCGCAAGATTTGCTTACTTTGCCCACGGTAAGTCTCACCGTGTGATTCAGGCAAGTCAATTTCTTTATTAAACACCTCTTTGCTGACCTTTGCCGCAAGTGAGGCGCAATCAAACTCCTCCGGCAAATATGGCAAGCCGAGGTATTTATCAGACCAATGTGGCATCGACTACCCAAGGTAACGGTGCAGGCTGTGGGGTTGGGATTCGTTGCGCGTCGATCTGATCTTGCACTTCTTTTTCCCACGATGCAATGCGTTGAGCTCCCGCAGCGTCTTGAGTCCATTGAATGGCTTGGGCTTCGGTGACCTGATCGTATGGCGTGTAATTTTTAGGGTCAGCAGGTAGCAAGTTTAAGCTATAACTAACTTGCCCTGATAACCCGTCTTGCTCGTCTGACAGCGTGAAATTAGTCATTGTTACCATGTCAGGCTTGACGTCATTAGTGACCATCATTGAGTTAATTGTCCACTTCATTGCTTGACCTCTGCGTGTGTGATTACGGCTGCGTCTGCTTGCTGTTTAAGTTTCATCATCATTGGGTAAGTATTGCTTTTGTTTGGCTGCTCACCAAGCAATTGCAAGACAAAATTGATTTCTTCAATCGTCAATTTAAAAGGTAAGTCCATTTTTATCCTACTAAGAGTCGACGCGAAGTGCCGCCTGCGTCAGTGATTGTGATGTAACCAGTTTGGGCAAGAATACCCGCTGTATATGTACCGAATTGCAAAACGCCTGTGCCTTTTGGGGTCAACTTGAGGTTGATATTTGCATCACTACCCTGCGCCGAGAGTGTCGGGGCTGCGGTTGTAAGTGCAGGATCAACTTGTATATAGTTAACCACGGATGCTGCGGTGTTTCCAATTCTAAAACTTGTATTACCTGCGCTAATAAAAGATAACGGGTTGCCCGAAGAAATTGCCATTACGCCGCTGTTGTCAACAAAACCCATATAAGATGGTGTTGCGCCAACTCTAAATTGAAGCGTATTAGCTGCTGATTGGTATAGGTAATGATTGCTTGAACCTATATTTACGCCCGCTGGAGTTGAAAACCCTATACTGCCATTAGCAATAACTGCTCCAGTTCCTTTTGGTGTAAAACTTACATTGATATTTGTATCCGTACCCTGCGCGGATAGCGTAGGCGCGCCGCCAGCAACCGCACCCACAATCTGAGCATAGTTAACAGCACTAGCCACGTTATTAACTTGCAGCGATTGATTCCCCGACAAGCCACCAAGTCGAGTGTTGCCGCTGCTATTTAGCGTAGTGAATGATCCCGCTGCTACGGTTGTAGCGCCGACTGTTGCGCCGTTAATCGTGCCGCCTGTGATCGCTACAGCATTTGCGTTTTGAGTCGATAACGTGCCGACAGCAGAAGTTTCTACCTTGGTGCTGTTCAGATTGTTAAAGTTAGCATCTACCTCATCGTTAGTTAGAGGTGAGCCTTTTCCTGCGCGTGTAATGATCGTTGACATAAAAATCCTCTACCAAAGCCCTGGCGCGTTTTGTGGGGTAAATGTTGGAATTGTTCCAGTACGGTTAAGCATATTCTCAAAGCCAAGCGATCCGCTTACAGTTTCGTTGGTAATCTTCATGTTGGTTAAATCAAGCGTCATATCAAATTCTATATCGGTTAGGTTTTCGAGCACATAATCTTCTGCAAAATAATCTAAGGCGTAATAGCCCGATGATCGCAAGACTTGCATAATGCGACAGCGTGCGCCTTGGCCGCCACGCGAAAACTCAAGCCATTGAGTAAGATCACGCCCAATATTATCGACCTCAAGCTGCGCTTGCGGCATCTGTCCGGCAACGTCATCGGGCAGGGTCACATTAAATGGGCAGCCAATATACTCAATTCCGTTCAGTGTAATGTTTTGTGTATCGTTGACCACACGAATCGGCACAGCAAGATCAGCGTGAGTGATCTCAAGCAAAACTAAGAAAGGTTCATCTGCACTTGTTGCAAGTAGATTCTCGCGTGCGGCAGCAGAAAAATTCCTCATCCTATGGTTTCCAATTTTAAATCAGCAAACCAAACGACCCCAGGGCTTGACCAAGATACATCACCTGACACAATCCGCGCCTGTTTGGTTGTGCCATCTAGCGGATCGATATAGTCAAACCATCCTGTACCGCCATCAAGATCGGTGCGCACCCAAGTATCAAAAGATGCCTTTTCGGTCTTATCAGCTACTCGCACGCGCACCTCGCGCGTCACCATGGGCAAAGATCGTCGGGGGCGCTGCTTTGGCACGCCGTTATCCATCTCAGAGCGTAAGACAGAATAATTTGCTTTCTCTTTGTAGCCCTCAAGCAACACGCAAGCGTATACCGGAAATGTTGCCATGCTTAACCCCTAATCGCTTGCCCGATTGGGCCATTACGTTTTAAATCACTCAAGATAATATCTTGCACGAATTTCTGACCGTCAAATTTAGGCGCTGATTGATCTGCCTGCAAAGGTTGTTTAGATTGATTGACCAAGTTAATCGTGACACTTGGCCCACCCATAGCAGGCGCAGGCGTGCCTGATCCGACATAGCCACCCTCTGCATAACCCCGCATACGATTAAGCGCTCCAACGCCGATCCTGCGCGTGCTATCGGCATCAAATACATATTCGCCTTTGTGAACGACACCGGCGGGATCATATTTTCCGCCATCGCCTGTATAGCCACCCTCCGCAAAGTATGCGCCATAATCACCACCTACCGCTGCGTTTGGCGCACCTGTAAACGCGCCTGCAATAGCAGAACCCGCCGCGCCAAGCAAGCCACCGATCTGACCGGTAGAGCCAAAGTTGCCAAACAGTGCTGCAGATAATTGTGATGCTGCCAATTGAGCGATCATGCGATTAAGCATATTGGTAAACAGATTGCCGATATTGTTAAAGTTACCGGCAAGCACTTGCTCCATAGCATCGCCTAAGACGTTTTGAATGTTATGCGCTGCCTGTACGGCAAACTCCGACATTTGATCGGTGGTCTTTTTAAAGCCATCTTCTAAGCCACGCACTGCGACCGAATACTGATCTACAGTAATCTTACCCTCATATAAAGCCTTTGTGAGCCAATTCATTTTTTCAATGAATTCCTCCATCTTATCGACACCTAAAGCCTGATCGATAAATTTTGAATATTTTTCCCATTCCTCAGAGCTTTTTTTCGTAGCATCAAGCGTCTCTGCAAGTTGTTGCAAATTGAGTTTTTGCGCCTCATCCAATTTGCCAAACTTGCCAAGTAGGATGTGCTCAAGCGTTTTTTCTGCTTCGGTTTGCTTGCCAACCAATGCGATAGTTTCACGCAAGCGCGTAATCTCTTGATCGTACTCTGAGATTTTTGCAGCGCCGCCACCGCCGCCACCCGAAAGCCTTGGCGCTTGTGGCTTGGGTGTTGGCAAAGCTGCCACAGGATCAAAAATATCTACAATGGTAGGCATGTTTGCGACAGCCATTGCCTGCCTCATCATTGTGGTAATTCTTGTACCGTCATATTGCCACAGATCGATATAGCGCTGATTTGCCTCAGCCGTTACTTTGTTGCGCTCATCTAGTGCTGTTTTAAATTCCTCAATCACTTGACCCGTCATAAACGGGTTAACCGCGTTCATGATGAGTTTATTGGCAGCTACAAAGAGCTTTGCATCTTCAAAGACGGATTCAAAGCTGCCGCCAATCGCACGCATGGCTTTTGCCA